GCAACGACGGTATTGTGTTCCTTCCAAATAGTAGTAACCTTGCGGTGATACTCGTCTTCCTGGATTTTTGCTTTGTCTTCTGTACGATAACGAACCTTGATGATAAAAGTTCGGCCGTTTGAAAGTGTTAATCTCATAGAATATTCCTTTTTAATTTTGCAAATAAATATAGCTAATGTTAAAAAACATTAGCCATACAGTGATAGATTTTTTCTGGATTTTTAAATAATATTCGGGGACTTACTATCGAAAATGCAAAGCATTTCGTTAATGTGACCGTCGGATTCCAACCAGCATTCGCTGTTATTGATGAAATCATACTGCCAATTAAGAACCTCGTTATACTTATCTTTTTTGCAGAGTTTCCAGAACATCGTATCTATCTCTTCGACACTGGAAGTATCATAGAACTTACATTCATTATGAATCTCGCGATACGGACTATCGTCGTTATTCTTGAAAATATCGCCGATAAATACACATCCACATGCACAAGCTTCTGTAAATCTCAAAGAAGACTTACACTTGTTGAACGGGTTGTCAACTATGGAAGCAATACTGAAATCGGCATGTACTTCCATGAACTTCCTTGGGAAGGTATGCGAGTCAGACCACGGAACATACGTAATCTTATTCTTAATCGGTTCAAAGAAGAACGGCAATGAACCAATAATGACGAAATCAATTTTGTCTTCCTTGACGTTTTTAATTACCCAATCGGTAAGTGCTGTATTCCAGTCACCCTTGTCGCCAGGCTGGCCAGGATGTCCGTTCGGGAAGTTCGGATTCTGACCCGGCTTAAGGGTAGGAATAGGAGTACGGAAATGAGTAGGACTTCCGGAATAAACTACTACCGGCTTTTTAAGATCTTCAGTAATGGGTTTCTTGCGTTCAAAGTTCCAGAGATAACGCGGGACAACATTCTTAACAACCTTAACGTTGCTATGTCCAAAAACCTTTTCAACCATCTTCTTTAAATACGGAGTAGAACAAATAACCTGGTCAACCATAGGAAGCACAGTTTTCATGACATCCATAATCTGACCGATATTGGACATGAAACCTTCATGACCCGGATTATAAGACGGAACAGCATCATCCTTTCCTTCACCAGTAAGGAATACAAGGTCATCGAATTCAGCAACAATCTTATAATTGAATCGCGATTGCAATTCCTTATAACGAGTGATAACCTGAATATCAACCGGATTAATCGGTCGCTGGAAAACAAGAGCCTTTGCACGAGCGAGATAACCTGGGTCAAATGTCGGGAACGGCAGAACTACAGGATATACTCCCATATTATGACCATTAATGTATTCACAATTATATCTGAGCCTTACATGGCTACAACCAGAATTATCTTTACAAAAAATTAAGGCAATGTTTTTTCCATCTGAGTTTTCAGTATGAGCATTTAACATTATTCTTCTTCACCTCTATAATCATCGACCGTGTTAAGATTTTCATAAAAATCAAGACCCGGGATTTCTTTTTCTTTTCGTTCATTAAGCTGATTAATATAGAGAATAATAGCATTACTGATAAGCTGTGTTACGAAAGCAAATGCACTCGTATCTCTATCTTCATCATATCTATTTATGTAGGTGAAAAGAGTCATTAAGCATTCTTGACGGATGTCTTCAATATCTTCGCGGTCCTTAGTAGTTACGAGCTTAAAAGAAATAATACGACCGTTAATGACCTTCATAAACGCTTCACAAATTTCTTTCTTAATCATGTCAAGTTCGTAATTGTAATGACGACGTTCTTCAGGACTCAACTTCATGTACATTTCACGCAATTCCGGAATGTACTTTTCTTTCTTCGTGATAAAGTTAAGACTCGCCTGATACTGTTCTTCTGTCATCAACTTGCTAAGTTTCTTTTTAAGTTCTTTTTCTTCTTTTTCTGAAAGCTGACCTGATTCAAGTTTCTGCATGATAATCGGTCGTTCTTCTTTAGCCTTAGCGTACTTATTATTTAACTTACTGCGATAGGGACCACACCAGTTTCCGGTATCGTCAATATTTTTTCTATTGTATCGTATAATCAAATCTCGCAGATATTCATTTGATATATAACCTTCCTGTTGTTCTTTCATATTTCCTCTGCAAAAATAAAATTAAAATACAATATTAATATTGTATTTTAACATTTAAAATATAGCTTTAATTGTAAAAAAATTTTTACATTTCTTGTATTTCTTCTGAATTTTTAACGCGGAATCATACCATGAGGCATCATTCCAGCGTTCGGAATACCGCTATTTGAAAGAGTCTGGTTATTTTTATTCATTTCAGCTTCTTCTTCCTTGTAAATCTTGTTAATAACTTTTTCCAAGACTTCAACTTCTGGCCATGACCAGTCATTGGTAATCTGAAGATGAGCATATTTACAAATACGTGCGATACGTTCAAGAATACTTGGAAGCGTTACATGCGTGAAAAGATTATCATCTGTCAATGAAACTTTTACAGGAATAGTTCCGCCACAATGTGGACAATGAATTTGGAAATTTTCGTCAAAACCACAGAAATTATGCTTAATTACATTATAAAGATTATCAGAATCCAAACCAGACATATTTTCTACGAAATTGCATTTTTGTTCGTATGGAATATCGAGATTAATCCATAGAGCCATTTCTTCAATATATGTCTTTGGCTTATATAACGAATCCTTAAATTTAGGAATAGTAATCGGCAATTCTACATTATAATCGTCGAGATGAATCTTGTCAATAAACTTATTTTCAAGATACTTTATGTTAAAATCCGACAAACGTATTTCGGCCTTATAAGATTGATTACAAGATGGACATTCTTTGATGTCAAAAACATAACTGCTTCCGTTAGTAAAGCTATTGTTTCTAATCCAGAAAATAAGATAGATACGGTCTGGAAGATAAAGATCTTCCAGCTTAATGTTTTCAAGGTAAGAACATTTAAATAGAAGTTCATTACAAATTTCAGTAGCAAGTTCTGGACGATATGTCGATAAAAACTTAACGTCGAGAACTGACATGCTTCTCATTTTTATAACGGCGTCTTTATTGTAGAATAAACCCCTTGTCGGCAATTCGTTCAAAGGAATATTCCAGTAATTATATTTGTCGTATGAGTATTGTGACGGATTCATTATTTAAATTCACTCCATAACCAATTATCGTTATCATCATGAGAGGTTTCTTCAACCATCATATCAATAGTCTTATCACCATTATCTATAAGCTGAACTGTCTTACAACTGTCAAGATCAATTTCCGGCTGTAAGGTCGCATAAACACCCCAATAGAGACTGGAAACAAGGTCATCATGAGTTCCCTTTGCACCCTTGAAAACGTTCGGGGAAACTTCTTCGAAACGGGAAAGCTGAGCAATCGTATTGGCGTCATATACTTTAAGGATTCGAGAGTCGATAAGACGCTTCGTTTCCATACATGCGTCAAGTTTGGATTTCTTATCAGCACGAGTTCCGAGGCCATGCTTGTCGGTGTTAATCAAATTCGTATTTTCGAGAACATACCAGAGTTCTTCAGAAACCTGACGACCAACGTCATTGTTTTCAAGAATGTAATAGGCGTTGTTATACATCTTGGAAGTCTGGTCAATAATGCGTGCGAATTTTCCAGGAGTAACTGTATTTGACATGTAGGTACAAACCAATTCCATATCAGTTCTTCCGTTAATTTTAATAACCTGAATAGCAGCATAGTCGCCGCCAACACCGGTCGCACAGTCAACACCCATAACATAGAGTGCACCAGGAATTGGTTTTTCATAAATGCACATGTCTAAATCGTAGAGATAATCTACTGGTTCTTTTTGCATCAAATCACTAAGAACATTAGGGTCGATAAGTGTCTGAGAAGAACCGATGAAACTACAGTTATGATTTATCAAACCGTTTGGAGTTGAATATTCTTTTCCTTCAACTTCTACGGGAGTAATAACTGTCTGTACATCGTTTAATTCTGTAATATTCTTTACAATACTTTTACCGAATTCCGTATTTTCAATTTCTTGACCGATAAACAAATCATTTGCTTCGACAAATCCTTTTTCTGTCTTTAACTTATGGTCAATGGAGCATTTTAATGTAGTGTTATCAAATTCGATAAGTACAGTTTTTGCGAGCTTTTTCTTAAAGCCCTGGAAAGTTTTAAATTCATCACCGCATAATATTTTCATAGTTTACCTTTTACAGTTGCTTCTATATTTATAAACCCGGATTTTTTAATCCGGGTTTTTGTTATTCGAATGAATTTATTAAGTTGCTTGTGTGGAATTTTTTGACTTTCGTAAACTTGTCGACATCTGCATGTTTTACTATTTCTACTTTCATGTTATGCGGCTCGATTTCTTCTGGATTTATGATTTTAATCATGTTCCATTCAGCGAGCAAGAAAGCTATTCGATTTCTTCGCTCGATGTCTTCCAATGAAACATTACCAAATCCATGATAACCGCTCTTGTCCGTACTGATAGTAAACAACTGTTTAAAATGCGCAAGATAATACGTTCCAAACTGTTCAAACAAGTGGCATGACTGATAGATAATCTTTTTCTTATAGTCAACTATTCCGATACGTGACAGTGTTTCTTCAATAATCCACTTATCAACCAGCAACTTGACTTCCAATAATTTATTTGTCGGTCTTGTCATTAGTATTCCTCTGGTTTCCAGTCAAAGTCTTTAAGTTCCTTGTCAAAAAATTTACCAGCCAGATAATCGGTATCAAGTTCATCACTGACTTCGCTAAGGAAAGAATCCATAAGAATATTCTTCACTTTCGTATATCTTACAAGATCTCTTTCAGTAAGCTTAGCGAATCCGTAATTACTGTAACCGCGTTCGTTATAAACATCTGCGATTTTTTGCTTGAGTTCCGTGATATTGATAAATTTTTTGTTGTAAATCAAATACTTGACATTGTTAATTTCACGTGCTGTCCATGTTTCGGGATTGCACTTTGTAACAGTATCTTCAATAGTATCTTCGGCTTGAACAGGCTTGATAACAGTACGTTTAACCAATTCATCCGTACTCTTATTTACCTGTCCATTAACATATTCCGAAAAACTGCTCATATCTTATTTATACGCTTTTTGGCAAGAAGAACTGTGGTACAAATGCAATCGGGAGCGTAACTTCTTCGCCGCAAATCGGGCAAACAAAGTCAGCATACGGATAAGCATTAAAGATATAAGGATTAAGGTCGTTTGTCAAATTACTGAAATCAACCGGGTCAAGATCCAGAATATAATGATATGCCTGCATCAAAGTCATAGACTTGCCATTAACTTCTTTAAAATATGCAGCGGTATCGAGAATATCCGGGAGAAGGTCTTCGACGATCTGCTCATTGGTCTTCAACTTATTGATTTCCGTTTCAGTAGAAACGGTCGGGAACGCAATTTTAACTTTATCCTTACCAACCATGAAATATTCCGGAAGGTCAGTGTCAAGATACTGGACATGCAAGTTTTCAAGTCGATAGTCAAAAGACATAATCGACTC